CCTGCTCTTTAAATGTTGAAAAGGGTATTTGGTGCATCTGCTGATTCAAAAAAGCATAATTCTATCTGTATCCCTCTCTCCTGAAGATATTTCTCAACATCGGCGGGAGAACAATTAAGATACATCCCCACAAAGGATTTAAGACTCCCTTGTCCACAACCAGCATAACATATCCAAACACCCTTTTCAACATTTAAAGAGCAGGAAGCCCTAGAATCAGCATGAAATGGACAAAGAATTTGAATTTCATCTTGATCTATAGATATATTTATACCCATATCCAATAAAATATTAGCCCAATCCACTTATTCCTTCCCTTTCCGCAAAAATAGTACTATATCATTAACATAACCCTCCGTATCTGTAATATTTCCGCGTTTAATATCCCCAACGGTTAGATTAAGCATTTCAGCATTTGGGCCTTTACTCTTAACAGTTCTTACTATAACCCTATCATCTAGTATATTTTTGAATGCCAGACTAGCTTTCCAATCTCGACTAAAAAATCTCATTCTTATCTCCTTAATATAATTCATTGTTCACTAATGCTGTCTCATGGATACTTCCCATGTCTACATCCCACGTCATAGCAGTAGTAGTTATAGGCAGAACTCCATCTCTATATTTTTGAAACTGTACGATTCGTTTACTTTCATCATCTTCCATTAAAGACATAGCCATTGCTACATCTGAAGCCCTTATTAACGCATCTCCAAACGCTACTTGATCGGGTCTAGGGGGCGTATACATATGAGCCGCATCTCGATTTGCTTGGGTTGATACGAAAATTGGGGTGTTAGTAGTCTGAGCCAAATTCTTCATACCGTAAAAAACTGAATGGGATTGCTCCCACATCGCCTTCCTATTCCCCATTCCAGTATTAACCAAGTAAATACCATCAATTACTACCAAGTCTGGTTTATGTTTACGTACCAACCCCGCAATATTCTCAATCGAAATGCTCGTTGCGCCTTCAATATGGTCACAAATTAGAAGTTGTTGCTCATGAATTGAGTCCAAAAAGTGTTGATACTCATCCTCATCTATTGGATCGCCTGCCCTAAGAGCCTGATGAGATAGATTAAAGCCTGCCATGTTCGCTAGAACCACATCTGTTCTCATACTAATGGCTTCTACAGGCATCTCAGTTGAAATTAACAAGGTTCTAAAGCCCTTAGAGACTGCTGTCGCAGCTGCATGAACGCATAACCACGTCTTCCCAACAGTAGGTCGAGCATATACAGAGATCAATTCTCCCGGTAACCAACCAACACCTGTTGCATTAACAGATGGGAAGCTGGTTGGGATACCCATTATGCCTTTACCGAGTTGTCTACGCTCCCGCCTCTTACGCCACTGATCAAATCTAGATGAAGCATTACGTCCATAGCTTACTATGTCTTCATCATGTAAAATTTCCAAGTCCTGAAGCCCAGACATAATCTTTGACATGGCTTGCTTAGGCTCTGTGTGAATTAAATCACGATTAGAATTAATTAACCCTACCATCTTCCTATAAAGAATTTGGTTATTAAAAGTCTTAATTGTATAATCCCAATTCAATGCGTATGCCGCTGGATCAAGACTTGGAAAATTCTCTGTTAAAACTGATTGTACTGGAAACTCCCCATATGTATCAAAATGATTTATGAGAAATCTAAAAGCATCCCCGTGGACTGAAAAATCCACGGAGTGCTTACTAAATGTTCTAAGGTTGTCTTTCGTGTTTAATCCGAATATTACCCCCGATTCAATAAAATCAAAACTTTCCATACTTACCTTATCTCTCCTCTCTATACACAGTTCTATTAGATTCAGTATAAATTGAAATCATTAGTTCTGTATCTTCTATAGTTGCTATTCTTCCCTTTGCCTGTTCAAATGTATCATACTCTCCATAATGGAGCATCTCGCCGTTTTTTCTCACACCGACAATTATAAAGGATTTCGTTTCAGATGTCAAGCGCCTTCGTCTAGTAAAACCAAACTTAGGTCGTTTACCTCCCAGCATATAACAAATACTCCAATCTTTCTCGTAATACATCTTTTAATTTATATGCTGACGTGCGTACATCTTCGGAAATTTCTTCCATAGTGAGTCCTTCAATACGAAGTATTATATACTGTCTTTCATCAGATGTCAAGTCTAACGAATCTAAAAGTTCCTGTAATTCCATATCGACATCAGATACTCCGTAGGATAAAGACTCAGCAAGTCTATCTAATAAAGTTTCTTCTTCGTAATATATAGTATCTAAACTGAGAGGGGTATCATATTTTTGCGCCTTATTAATTAAGGTACGTAACGTATTTACCATAGCTGTATGCAAATACGTATGAAATATAACACCCCTATCTTCATCAAAACCATGTGCTGCTTTCATAATTGATATACGTAATTCTTGGGCTAGATCATCCCAATCCATACCTTCAACAAATGTTTTAGAAAGCATTCGTGCTATTTTAGGTTCCCATTGTAAAATTAACTCGTCGTTAATCTCCACTACTTAACCTGAATATCAACTGTTTGTGGTAAAGCACTAATTTTTTTAGGGAGGGTAATAGATAAAATACCTTGTTCATAACTAGATACAATCTTAGTACAGTCAACCTTAAACTTATCTTCAATATTTGGGAGAGTTCGATTAAAGTTATATGATGTAATTCCTCTATATAGGAAGTTTCCTACTGGTTCTTCTTCGTTCTTTTCTTTCTCAGCCTTAATTATAAGATTACCATTTTCAACTTTTACTGTCATCTCATCCCTAGTATAACCGGGTACTGCTACATCAATTGTATATGATTCATCATACTCTACAATATTCATAGGAAGAACACCTTCAGTTATACCTGTATCAAAAACCTTATTCATATCTGCCCAAACATCTCCTAACAGTCTCCTACTAATACTTGTTCCTTTATTCATACTTCTATTTAATACCATTATCTCTTCTCCTATATATATAATTATTATCTATATGTATAGATAATTCTATATTTATTTCCTTCCAGCAAAGTATATCATATTTCAAAAGGTTTGTCAAGGGCAATTTTGCCCTCTCTAATCTCTCTTCTACCCCAATCTCGACATTTGTATGAACAATAGATGTTCTTATGACCTCGTCTATGACTTAATATTATCTGATTACGTATTCTATAGAAAGGAATATGACAATACGAACAATGGACTAGGATACGATAATACTTAAAACGGCATTTGGAGTCGCAAAATTTACGTTTACCATCTATTGCTTCATTACAAACCATACAATAATAAACATTTTTAATTTTTGGGGGTCTAGAAAAGAGTTCTTCATCTTCTGCAATGTGTCGTCGTATGCCTCTAGGATTTAATCCTAACCGTAGCCCAATTTCAGTTGAGGTCATCAAAGGGTCTTTCCTACGAAATTTTCTTATGCGTTCTCTCGTAGTTAGTTTACGTCTAGGCACTTTCTAATGTTACAATACGTGCTTCTAATTCTTTAATGGCCCCAATTAAAGGAGCCATTAATTCATTATATACTAAGGAACGAACGTTAAGTTGTTCCTGTTCATTTCCATCTTCATCAGTCCCCATAACAGTCTCTGTTTCAGGGAGATTAATAAAACCAAATTTGGTTTTATCTATGCCTAGAGTTGTTAAGGCTTCCTCAACTTCTTGTGCAACTAAACCATAATGAATAGTTTCTGTATCCTCATGTTTTTTAAAGCTACGAGGACGTAGACTAGAGATGAAGGCTAGAGAATCTGCATTGGACAGATCAACAATAGTATTTTTTATTCGCGCATCAGACACGTTATCAAAATCATCTGAATAAACATGATCGTAATATTTAGAACTCGATCCTAAATTGTAAGAATTGGAATACCAAGGATTTATATCTGCTTTAGTGTGAATCTCACTTGATCCATTATCTATATACGTCACATCAATCTCATAGGCACTAAAACTATAACTCTCAGTATGTCCATGATCTAGTAATCCTGAATGGGCGTGTAATTGTCCATGATCAGAATCTGGATGGTTAAAAATAAGTGTATCAGTACCAGTATTTGTTGTAATAGCAATATTAGTTCCACCAGTTAAGGTTATTGTATCTGTAGAATTATTTGCGACTACTGTATACGCCGCACTTAATCCAGTAACAGCGAAGTATTTAAATGAATCTGTATTTGTTTCCCCACCATGACTTCCATGAGAGTAGTTAGCATATGTCCCACTATGGTTATGGTTACTTACCGAAAAAGCACCCGATAAATCCCTCCAAGCAACTGTATATGGGCTACTAACAGTACCCGAACCCCCAGTTCTAACTCCTACAGTAGTGGCAGAACTTGATGTTCCAGCAGGCATTTTTACAAATGTGCTATTTGCGGTTTGAAAGGAACCCGCATTCTGAATACCGATTCCATTCATATCCATTTTAGCAGCATCTTGCCAGAGAAAAGTATCGTTATTATTAGGATCAATGCGTAATCTACCGTGAATAGTACTCCCCGCATTCCCAGCACTAAATTTTAAGGCTCCATTATCAGCCCCACTAATTTGTAGTCCGCTAGTATTCATTATAATATCGGTTCCAATATTCAATCCAGATGCATTTAAAGTAACGCTTCCAAAGTTACCAATTGAACCCGTTAATGTTCCCTCAACTAATAGGTCTGTCCCTGTCCAACGAAGCCGACTTGAACTCGATCCAAAATTCATTACTGGCGTACCACTATTAAAACCTATAAACCATCCTGCGGTATTACTTGAATACGTAGTTTTTGAACCGCTATAAATATTACCGGTGATGGACATAGTTACTCCTTCCATATTATCAGTAACATGAGTGGGCAAAACTCCCGACCGAATTTGGTCAGTAGTCACATTGCTAACATTACTTAGTCCAACATCTGTAGCCGTTGTCCCCGCTCTAATAACAGAAGCACTTAAATTATCTACTGATCCTAAACCAATACCGGCTTTCTCTACAGTATATGGTTCCCAACCACCTACACCTGTTGCATTAGCCCGATACATAGTATTGTTATTATTTAGATCAACCCATATATCTCCAATAGCTAATGCACTAGGAGGATCATCCTGTCTAAATGTGGTTATTTGTCGTTCATCTACTACATTACCTAAACCAACACCGGCTTTACTTACGGTTATTGGTTCCCAACCACCCGTTCCAGTAGCGCTTGCTCTGTGTGACTTATTTCCATCATTCGTGTCAATCCATATATCGCCTATCGCAGTAGCATTTGGAGGCTCAGTTGTCCTAAAAGTATTTACTTGTCGTTCATCTGCCACATTTCCTAGACCAATACCAGCTTTACCTACAGTAGTTGCTTGCCAATTAGAATTACCTAATGCACTAGCCCTATATGACTTATTGTTATCACCTGTATCATACCATATATCTCCAATAGCTAATGCACTAGGGGTTGAAGCTGTATAAAAAGTGGTTATCTGTCGTTGATTTGCTACGTTTTCTAACCCGACATCTTCCGCTGATACTCCTCCTTGAATAGTAGAAATACTAGCCGCAGTTATTTGATCTACTACAATAGTACCGCCTGTTATTCTATCCCCATGAATCGTTCCTGCTTGCATATGATCTGTGTGAATAGCATCTGCTGTTATAACTACAGCATTGATAGTCGGTACTTTGGAATTGAAAGGAAATATTGTTGGTGAACCACCATCAACAGCATTTGCACCAACTGTTATAATAGCTAATAGAATCTTAGCATCTCCTATAGCATCTGTATAATCAATTGATAAAGTTTCCATAGCTTGTGTGCCTGTAACCCCATCTATGTAGGCATAGTATGTAGCACCCGCAGCTAGACTTGTTGCAGTCCCCGATGTAATCGTAACTGTTTCATCATTAGCAAATGTAAGTGTTGCATTGCCGGGAGTCGGTGTTGCGCCATTATCCCATTTAAGGGCGTCCCATGCGGTTCCTGTAAACTTAATATTAGAAGTCCATGGTCTAGCACTTGCTTTTAATATGGAAGAAGTAATAGAATTGTTGGCAAGTTGGGCTGTATTGATAGTGCTTGGCGCAATAAAGCCCCCATCAAGCATTGGATCAGCCCCAATTACGCCACCGGGATTGAAATTAAGAATGGCTTTCTCATTACCATTTGTATTAGCAACCGCTTTACACCAACCAATACTAATATGATCATTATCCGGAACATAGTCTGCTTTAAGTACAAATTGGAAAACTGTTGAACTTACATCAGGAGCAAAATATATAATATGATCTGCTTCTGTAATATCCCTTGTATGCGCTAAGATATTATATGAAAATAGACCATTCGCTAACTGGAAAACCCCGGCCCGAATTGTGATTGTATTATAATCTGTTGATTCAATTCCACTATCTGTGGCATGATTTGGAATAAATGTCCACGGTAAACCCGTTTTCATAATATTATCTGTTAAAGCACCGATAGGAGCAACTGTTTCAATAATACTAGATGATATAGCATTAGGTTTAAGACCTAATCCTTTTACATTGTAGGGAGAAGCTGCTTGAGTTCCCTGCGTTTTAAAGTTAGAGGTGGCAATTCCTTCCCCTTCGGAATACATAACACTATTAATGAATTGATACCCAGCAATATGCTGCAATTGATTAGACGCATACAAATAATGTCCCGCTCGTATAGGCATATAAAGACGAATACTCCCAGAATAACTATTCCAATCGCCCGTATTTAATGTTGCTGTAACTGCATCACCACTAATAGCAGATGCATATCCGTAAGCAGTTACATCACCGCCCGAATCAATTTTTGCAATCGTCATCCCTAGATTATAATCATAATCCGCAGGAGTAATCGCTAAAGTTACTTGTGTAGCACTATTGACCGTTCCTGTTGTATCCACATACGTGGTGGGAATTCCCAACTTGCGAAGATTTCCTCTAATAGTTTGCACTTTACCTTTAGTTAAAGCATTAAAAATGTCTCTACGCAAGCCATCTACACCAGATTGAGTATCTCGTTTGACTCTAAAGGCTCTACGAATTGAATATTTCTGATCAAATCGTCCAGTAGACGGTGTTACATTACATGTTATGCCAGTTTGCTGTCCAACTAATTGTAAAGCACTACTACCTACAATGTATGTATCCCAATTTTCAAAATGGGCTGACACAGCTTGAAAAGAAATTAATAGGTAT